TTCATTATACGATCTTTATCGTACGTTATCTTCATATTTTTTGATTTCGAATTTGTTTTTTTCTTAACCGGTTTTCTTTTTGGTATTTTAAAACAACATTCGTAGCCTTGTGGATTTTTTCTAGTTTCATAACCTTCTTTACACGGTGGTCTTCTAGGTTTTGGGCACGTAGAAACTCCTATTTTAGATTTCTTTTTAATCAATGGTATAGATACATTAACGTTTTTATTTACCAATCCCATTGTATATCCCATTTCGTGTAATTTTTTAATCATTTCCACACCAAAAACGTAAGCATTTTCGAGATTATCTGGATTATTTTCACCTTGTATCTGTACTATACCTGCACCGAGCTGACCAGATTTAGATGAAAGAATATAATTATGTTCATTATATTCAACGTATAGAAAAGGTGATCTTTCTGGTTCGTAAGAAATAAATGATTTCAGTGGGTTTTCTTGCGCTATTCTACTTAAATCAAAATTTGCGTTTGTTGAAAACTGACCACCGATATTATTGTATTTGATATCATTGTATAAAAATCCTTGTTTTTGTGTGTATGTGTCTATTAAATATTTTCGTAGTGCCTCTGGTTGTTTTTTTAGGTTTTTTGAACCCAAAAATCCTCCCGAAAAACGTATTTTACCGTTTCTATATATATTAAAACTAAAATTTTTCTTGTTCATACCATCTGTCGTGTATCCAGAAAGTTGTACAGAAAAGAAATTTTTATCTAAATCACCTCTCATACCAAAATTACTCGTGTGTATAGCACCTGTTTGAAAACGACCGTATATACCCTTGATTTCATTAAGATCTATTGATAAACCTGGTGCAATAGATGCGTGTCCTTTTGGTTTGCGTTTCAATATATATAGTAAATCTACACGACTCTCTTGTGAAAAGTCTTTGTTTACTAATATATTGTATATACCCGGTTTTAAACTTCCAGTTCTTAACTCTGAAAATACACTACCTTGTGTCTGTGAATTAGATCCAGGGACTAATCGTACAGGAGTTGTCATTTGTCCAGGGTTTGTACGCTGTATTTGTATGTTTGAATTCTTCACGAATTGACGCGGGTCCATACTTACACTAGGCTGAGAATTTTAATATTCTTCCTCCGCCACCATGTCAACTCCTACTATGATATCCTTGTTTTTATACTGTCTGAAATTATATTCAATATCCAATTTTTCAATGGTTATACCCCGACTACTAAATGGACCAAGGTAAAAATCTGAATTAAACCTCGGTTTTGGTAAGTTATTAAGCATACAGTAAGTAAAGAACCTTTCCTTGAATACATCAATTGGACACATGTATTTTAAACCACCAGTGTTAAACTGAACTTTATCAGACTGAAGGTAGTGTTCAAGTGCGTTTGTAACTGTTGCTACAGATTTTCGAACTTCCTTGAAGTATTCCGGTATTACGTTCCATATATCTTGATCCTGATATTTTTGAGCATAATCCAAATAACCTCTTACACACTTTTGTAAAATAATAGGCATTTCTTTTTCAAGTTTTAATTCGAGTAACGGATCTGTATCTTCATCTCTAATCTGCTTCTTAAAATGCCATGTCATCAATCTTCTCAAAATACTACCCGAATTATCTTTCCAATTTGGACATTCATTACCACCGAGTATACCCGGTACGTCCCACGTTATATTTTTTGCAGTTTCAAATTTAACGGCGATTGCGAGCTCTTCACCAGAAACTATTGATTGGAATTCAGCTTGTTCTAGATTCAAGTCACCTTTGATTTCAGGTGCAATAAACATCAACCCGTCATAAATACCCGATAAACCAAATCTTTTCTCGACGTTGTTTGAAAGTTTCTTCACATCCGTTGGTTCATAAAACTTTTGAAAAACTTTAGTTATGAGTGTCGATTTACCTGAACGTGCAATACCTTTTAAAAATGGTATAATTTGCCATTTATCAATATCGTTCAAACAAAATGTTAAACGACCACCCATAACGTACATCCAATTGCATGCTTCATTCGGAAATTCTTGTGAATTGAGTACTTTATCAAAATATGGAGTTGGTATTTTTTTCCAATCTTTCACGTGACTATAGTCTACAAAATCACTATCGAAGTACTTACAACTTACTATCGAAGGATCAAGCGTTGAAGCTTCCTTTGAATCATATGGATAAAAAGAGGTTTTATATGTTTCTGTTATACCAGACCATTCTTTACCAATAAAAATACCATTTCTGAAAGACCAAACGTGTCTGTCTTTTACAATTTCGGGAAATTGCATATCACAACAGTTACCGAGATGTTTTATGACCTGGTCGATTATACCAGTTCCGTTATGGGTTAACTCCTGCCATAATTCAAAACGAGACTCTTTGGGTGCAATACGATTAACATATTCTTTTATAGTTTCTTTCTGATTCCATGCACGTGTATCGAACCCATTATACTTTATTTGTGTACAACAATATCCTCGGTACCTTTTGATATTACTTTCATATAGTTCTTTTAGGACGGTAGTAAGAGCTTTTTGAAAAGTATTTAATTTTTCGACGTCAAATATAGACGTTCTAAAAATGGTAGGGTCAGATTTAACAGTAGCTTCAGCCCATGTTGGAAATTCAACTCTCTGTACTGTTCTGTTATACCGATATATGATCTGCCAGGCATCATCAAGCTGATCAATTATACGGTTAATTCGGCGAGATATGGTAAAATCTTCGTCTTCCATCGTTAATATTCCAAGTGCATCAGCTCTATTGAAGAGTGTACCAAGTCTTTGAATAGAAGTTGTATATTTTTCATTTGTTTTTTCATAAGAAAATTCTTTGCATAGACCGTTTTCATCAAGTTCTTCACTATCACAAAAAAACATATATCCAAGCTTGAAAGGGTTTGTATGTTCTAACGATTTTAGACGAAAGTACTTTTCAAGTTTGCATAAGAAATTCAATAATTCTTCCGAATTAAATCTTTCGATAGATGTATTAATAAGAATATTAGATGATAGTACAATATCCGGATTTTTTTGGGGGTAATAAATCTCGGACATGTTTTATAAATACAGGTCTTTATTTTCTAAGTCTATTTTTTTTGAAGTTGAGATAACATTTTAATTAATATTTTGTTTTGCATTTCAATTTGTCTTGAAATGTTTACAAGTGCAGAACAGACCGTTTCCCCTTCTTCTGTGGAGAGAACAGAACTCAATAACATATTTGTATCAGATAATGGATTCTCTGACATATCAAAATCATCTAATTCGATATCAGAATCTTCAACGAACGATCCAGAATCTTCAATTTCTTCTTCTGAAGAAATTTCTTCTTCCTCAATAATTTCGGGGTGGTCATCGACACTTTCAAGTTCGGGTGGGGTATCAATTTCGTTTTGGCTGGACATTTATATAACACAGGAAAAATCAAATCGTGTTTTTTCGCGAAATCATCTGAAATAAAAATCTCAGTGTATAGTACAAACAAACTAAAAATGGCCGGTGGTCTCATGCAACTCGTCGCCTATGGCGCCCAAGATGTCTACCTTACAGGTAACCCAAAAGTAACTTTTTTCCAGGCTGTCTACAAACGCCACACTAACTTTGCGATGGAAAACATCGAACAAACTGTCAACGGTACTGCCGCGAACTCTGGTCGCGTTTCCGTGACTGTCGCCAGAAACGGTGATTTGGTCGGTGACATGTACGTCGAACTCAAGACTAAGGCGGCTCTCGCCAACACAAGCGGTGCCGATGGTTCCGCTTGGGTCGCTGAGCGTGCGATCAAGAACTGCGAATTGTCGATCGGTGGTCAAAGAATCGACAAACACTACCAAAGATGGTGGAGATTGTACGCAGAGTTGTACTTGTCCGATGCGGCTAAGTCCAACTGGGGTAAAATGACCTCCGCGGTTACTCCAGGTGCGTCGCAAGTCTTCTTGCCACTTATCTTTTTCTTCAACCGTAACCCAGGATTGGCGTTGCCATTGATTGCCTTGCAATACCACGAAGTCAGAATTGACTTTGACTTGACTTCGGAATTTGATTCTTTCTTGGACACGTCGGTTTTCAAGGTGTGGGCCAACTACATCTACCTCGACACTGAAGAGCGTAGACGATTCGCCCAAAAGGGTCATGAATACTTGATCGAGCAAGTGCAACACACTGGCTCCGATTCGGTCACGTCTAACGCGACCAAGCAAGTTAGATTGTCCTACAACCACCCAGTCAAGGAATTGGTCTGGTGTGTTAACGCCGGCTCCGCGGCGAGCACCGGTTTGTGGAACTTCTGCTCCAACACGGCTGCCGCCGATGTTGTTATCGATTGCTCCCCAGAAAAGTCTACTGAAGGTCAAGTTACCCCAGCTCAAGTTGGTCAACCACTTCTTGTTGTCGGTACCAACGGTGGTACTGAGTCGTGGCAAGAAGACGGTGCCGCTTCGGCGACTGCCTCCGTCGGTCCAGTTGACACCTTCAAGTTGGTCCTCAACGGTCAAGACAGATTCAAGGAACAATCCGGTAAGTACTTTAACCAAGTGCAACCATACCAACATCACTCTGGCTCCCCATGCCCAGGTGTCTACTCGTACTCCTTTGCGCTTAAGCCAGAAGAGCATCAACCAACGGGTACTTGCAACTTCTCCAGAATCGACAACGCGCAAGTTGCGATCAAGCTCAAGGATCTTACGAACACCTCTTTGGCTACTCCATCCCTCGACATGTTCGCGGTTAACTACAACGTTCTCCGTGTGCAATCCGGTATGGGCGGTCTCGCGTTCTCCAACTAAGCGTTTCTTAGTTTATTGATTATAGTAAAAAAATAAAATTTAAAAAATAAATAAAATTTAGATTTTAAAATTTAGAACAAATTTTAAAGTTTAATCTTAAAATACTTTTGTATTTTTTCAAGTATGTAACAATTCGGTTCAAGTTTACCCGTTTCAATTTTGTTTATCGTATCTAAAGTTTCTCGTATTCTATGACCAAGTTCAACCTGTGTATGACTTCTTTCTATACGTATACGTTGAATTCTTTTACCTATTGTATTATCCATATTGATAGTGATTAGAGTTTAACACCCAAAACTCGACGCAGTTTTTGCATTATTTTATGGTCCGGGATTGATTTACCTAATTCATATGAAGAGATGATATCTGTTGATACGTGTATAAGACCTGCGAGATCCTTTTGTGTATATTGTTTTGCAACACGTGTCCGTTGGATCGTTAATCCTGTTTCTTTACTGACTTTCTTGTGTGTTCCAGCTAATTCGGCTTCATCTAGTTTTTGTTCCGGTGATTTACCTGAATACTGACCCCGTTTCGGTAACCTAATTTCCTGACCCATGAACTTGACGTATTTTTCTTTTTCTCGTGTTTTATCAATTTTGCCACGAATAACGACTGGATCCCAATCTTGATAATTATTCATTTGGGTTAATATAGACTTAAAATTTTAAGTCTTTTTTGTATAAATGGATTCTACATATATATTTTTATTAATTTTTGGAACTGTGACTGGTTCTTGTGCACTGTTTAATCCAGTGATTAAATGTTATTATTATTGGTTCCCTTATAAACGAGAAGACATTGTTGAAGTATAAAGTTTAAACCTGTGTATACTATAAATGATTGAAGCATACACAGATGGAAGTTGTTTAGGAAACCCCGGTCCCGGTGGTTGGGCATATCTTATAAATACAAAACCTAAAATCGAAAAGAAAGGTGGTAAAGATATTACCACAAATAATGTTATGGAAATGACTGCGATTATAAAAGTTTTAGAAAAGTTTTTGGAACTCGAACATAAAACCGTGCGTATTTTTACGGATAGTAATTATGTAAAAATGGGTCTAACAGAATGGTCTAAAAATTGGGAACGTAATGGTTGGAAAACAACTAAAGGTGATGATGTAAAAAACAAATGTGAATGGGTACAAATGATTGATTTGATGCGTAAATTTGATATAGTTGATATTAAATGGGTTAAGGCACATAATGGAAATGTAAATAATGAACGTGTTGATACAATGGCACGGGAATATGCATACTTATTTTCTAAGAAATAGTAATGGGAGACGATACCCCAGAACAACATCACTGGTGTCCGAAACAAGAACAACTCCTAATCAGGTGGGCTGAAAAAGCTGCCGGATACCGATGGTTACATAATCACGCACGTATGTTTTATAAGAAACAAAACGATTGGTTATCGTACCCGTGTATAGTTATATCGAGTATTACGGGTGTTGGTGGGTTTGCAGTACTAAGTCCTAATGATCAAAACATGTCGACCGAACAAAAACAAAAAATTGTTATTTTTCAATATTTTTTCGCGTTTATGAATGTTATTGCGGGTATACTTACATCGATATCAAAGTTTAACAATTCTTCACGTATGATGGAAGCACACTCGGTCATGTCCATCCAATACTCAAAATTCTATAGAAACATTGATATGGAATTATCACTCGAAACGAAATACCGCGAAGACGTTTTAGATTTTGTGAATAAAGTGCGTTTAGAATACGATCGATTACTTGATGAAGCACCCGATATACCCGGGCACACGATAGAGGCGTTTAACGAAACGTTCCCCGGTAAAGAAAACAAACCTGACGTGTGTAACGGTTTAAGTATAATTTCAAATAATGAACTAATTAAACAAGACGATTCGCGCGTATCAAAAGTTATAAAAAAATGGATAATACGTCCAAAAACACCAGATAAAGACTTACCAACACCGAGACAATCAATGGATTTAGAGTCTCATCCTTCGTGTGGGGTATAAATATATTATATCATTATAAAGTAATATGGGTATAATATACATGTTAACATCACCAGATAATAAGAAGTATATAGGACAAACTATACAGGGATTTACCAAGAGGATGTATGGACATAAACATGGAAAATCATATTGCAGAGCATTAAGAAATGCGATCAATCATTTCGGTTTTGATACTTTTAAAAAGGAGATAATTTGGGAAGGTGATAACTGTAGTCTTTGTGATATGGAAAAATATTATATCAATACATACGACACATTATACCCAAATGGTTACAATCTATCTTCTGGAGGTGGGAGAGGAGAACATAGAAGTAAAGATACCATACAGTTAATGGTGAATAATCAGAGAGAAATGGCTAAACAAAGAAACAAAGGGCTTCTTGGATTTATAATAGAAAATCGTTCAAAAAAAGATGGACATATAACTTCTTGGAGTTTTGGAACCTATAAACTTAGATGGGGTGGATTTAAAACAAAAGAAGATGTATTAAATTTTCAAAATATATATACAGAAAATCCAGAAAATATTAAGAAAACATATTTACAAAAAAGAACAAAAAATGGTAATGGATGTGTGTATTACAGACAAGATAGAAAAAAGTGGTGTTTGTCTAAAAATAATAAATATATGGGTTCATATGAAACAAAAGAAGAAGCCGAAAAGGCAAGAATTTTATTATTATTATAAATCAATTTTTACATATGTGTCCCATATGTAAAAAGCGATATTCCCGCCGGGTATCGATCCCGGGATGCAGTCTTAACTCCGAACTTATGAATTAAATCATAAACTGACATACTTTAAAAGTATAAGGACTATGTGATGACCATTTCACTACGGGAACGTGTATAGTATACGCATCTACTCTTTAAACTATCATATGTGTTAAAGATATACCCCGTTAAAAAGTAAATGATTCGTGTTTCTTCAATCCCCCCGTCCCCTGAAAACAAACGTAACCAAATACGTAAGAACATTCTCGAAGGTACGTATTCTAAAAAAATAAATATTGCGTTTCAAACGTTCGAGAACCCACGCCTTCAGTTTAGGTTCGCGGAAGCACTCGACGAGGCGGATGAAAAGTGTTACGTTTCGGGAACATCAGAAGAGTGTTTTGCGGCATGGCAAGAAGTTGATGAATTGGAAGATTCAATGATGCGTCTCGGTGTAGAAGTATTTCAAAACTATAGTATGCGATACGGCTCATTACTCAGACGAACATTCAAACTTAGATGGAATGTTCGTAACGTCGAGGACCATCACGTCATACCAAAAGAGTTCAAGAGTCACCCAATTATTGAAAAGGTAAACTATGATATCCACGCGAGTGAGAATATAATCATGATGCCGCGTGAAATTGGTAATTTACGTGAGAATAGACTTACACACAGAGGTAATCATAAAAAGTATAACGAATATGTCGGTAACGTTCTCAATTCGATGGAAAATACCGATATATCTGAACCAGAATTTAAAAAGTTTGTTGACTTTTTAAAAGATGGGTGTCGGTTTCGTCCACAGGACATACCATGGAGTTAAATTCGTTTGTGCAAATTGCACGTAGTTGGATCTTTAGTTGAATTTTCATTATTACTACCAAGTTCGGATCGATTTTGTGATATATAAGCCGGTGATGTTACACACTTATTTACTTTATTAAATTGTATGTAATCCGAAAGTGTGTGATCATTTCTATGTCTCCAAAAAGTAACTTCATCTCTTTCCATAAATCTTTTAAGGAAACTTTCTTTCATAACAAGTGCGTGATTGCATAACATTTGTGTATCTACAGGTGCCCTATACAAATGTTCTGTTATACTTGGGTATGTCATACCACAATTTGCCCAACAATACCCTAAAAACAAAACTTCACAATCAGTCGATTTTAAATCTTTTACGGCGGCGTAAATTTTATCTAAACTTACCATGTATTTTATATCATCTTCCAAAAACATAACTGTTTCGTACCCGTTCAAATACGCGTCGTAATAACACATGAAAAACGATAAAGATACGGGTAATTTTGTCCATCGTTTGTATAAATGTAAATTTGTTGGTGAATATGTCTGACTTAAACGCGTATAGTCTTCGACGGATAGATCGGAAGGTTTTATTGCATCGAACATTTTATAAGGGGTCTGTAATTGTTCGAGCATTTGTGTTATGTATTTTTTCCTTTGTGGCATAGATATACAATATATCATATCAACATCCAAATTATGGTTTTCGTGTTTCACAGTTTTAAACCTATTTTTAAATCGGTTATATACATTATTTGGTAAATAATCTTCATTCGATGACGTTACAGGAATAATATCAGGACTACACTGTTGTCTCGTTTGATTATATAATTTAACTAAATTTTCCGTATACGTTATGTTTTGACATATTTTAATAGGATCCCATCCGTTTTGTATCGTATCTTTATACGGACCCTTTTCTGCACTTTCGGTAACTAGATTCTCATAATTATTTAAAATGAGTTTCATACTTGATACGTACGGTACGAGATAATCGCCATTTTTACCTATTATATCACGAAATTCCTTGTTTTTTGTTTTATACTGATCATCTGAAAAATCATTTATACACATATTTAACCAATCTTTTATGAGTTTATCACCCGGTTTTGCTTTTATAAAAAAGTTTTCTAAACACGTTACATTCTTTTTTGAGAACCTATCCGCTTTGAAACAAAATACTTTATCACCTTTTGGTACCCAGGAACTTAATTTTCTATTTGTAAAGACAGATGCATCCATCCAAATACCACCATACTTATGAATTAAGTATAGGCGAATTAAATCTGATTTGTTTGCTTCGTTCTTTGTTATAGATGAAAACTTAGCCATGGTTTTTTCGGGTATCCATTTAAAAATGGTTTTCTTATTTAGAACTCTTATATCTTTACACGAACCTACGGTTTTCCAGTTTTTAATACACCGTTTTACGATTTTTGGTTGGTAAGGTGAGTGCCAATACGTCCAAACGGTTTCTTCGGTTATTGGTTTATCCTCCTGGTATTTCGTATTTTTACAAATTAAGACAAATATAATGAATATTATAATCGATAAAAAAATTATTTTAATTTTTCTATCGTACTTCATACTTAAAGAATACAGACAAAATAAATATGGGGAGCTATTGTCATATAGTGGTTAGTATCTTGGACTTTGAATCCAATCACCTAGGTTCAAATCCTAGCAGTAGCTGGTAACGATGCCGTGGCCGAGTGGTCTAAGGCGCCAGATTAAGGCTCTGGTTCGAAAGAGCGTGTGTTCAAATCACACCGGTATCATACGTGCGATAGCTCAGTTGGTAGAGCATTGGATTGTAATTGTAATAAATTATTATAACTATTCGTTTAGTTGCTAAACTCCAATTGTCCCGAGTTCGATCCTTGGTTGCACGACCCTTTCTCTCGTAACTCAATCGGTAGAGTGTAGGACTGTTAATCCTGAAGTAGGGGGATC